GCTCGAAGCTGCCGCGTTTTACTCCCGTTGCCGCTGACCTCAAAACCCGTATGGTGAAGGTGGTCAAGAACGTCAAGGTACTGGAGGAAGTTGCCGCCGATGCTACGAGCGTTAAGATTGCCAAGAAGTCACTCGCTTACGTGGGTATGCTCCTTGGCACTGGTGCGAAGGGTGCGAAGGTTACAGCCATCGACACCTCGAACTCCGCTTATGACACACTAACTCTGGAGGCTGCTTTCGGAGCGAAAGTTTCAGCCGACACCGTACTCTTTGAGGCAAGCGCAGCAGGAGGCACGACCCCCAAAAACACTGCCAATTTCGTAATCTACGAGGAAACCAAGGTCGAGGAAGGCATCGTACTCGTTGCCCTCATCATGCAGGCTTTCGAGATTCAAGAGAGCAAGCTGACCCTCCCCATCTCCGAAAAGGATAAGATTGGGCTGACCTCACGCTTCCAGTTCGAGTAATAACCCCTAAAACGAAAGAATATGTTACTTACAATTCAGACATTATTCAACGACCCCGATGTGGTACAAGCCACCATCGACCGTGTTCTCCAGCAGGGGCTTGACCGTATCTATTGGCAGCAGTATCTGACCTTCCGTCGTACTACGACCCGCGTATTCAAGGACTATCTCGGCACCGTTACGGGCGTGGTAGCTGGTTCTATCAACTCCCGTTATGGCGAGAAGCCAATCCGCGAGCGTAAGTCTCTCGGAAGCGGCTACGGCGAAATCGCCTACCTTGGCGATGCCTATCAGATGGACGTGGAGCGTCTTTCGGAGCTGCAAGACCTCATCGACAAGTTCAATGAGGCAAAGACCGCCGACCAAGTGGCTGTTATGAACGACATCATCCAGTTCATCACCGACGATTACCGTCAAGTTATCCTCGCTCCCCACAAGCGTATGGATATTGTTGTCGGCTCTCTCTTGATGACTGGTGCTGCCACCGTGAAGAATAAGGACAATGCCGACGGCGTTGAGCTGCTCGACATCTCTCTGCCCTTCCACTTCATCACTCCGACCAAGGCCGAGGTGATTCAAGACAGCAAGATGTATTTCATCACATGGCTCCAGCGTAAGCTCGCAGCCCTCCAGCCTCAGTTCGGCAAGTTCGAGAAGATGGTTATGAGCCGTGGCACATTCATCAAGAACATCGTCGGCTCCGTCGAGTTCGGCGAGACCTTCAAGATGATTCTGCCCGCCCAGCAGTTCAACATCAACACTGGCCTCATTACCTCTCAGATGGCTTCTAACGTCCTCGTAGGCGTTGGTCTGCCCTCCGTAGAGATTAAGGAGGACTATGTGGAAGAGCAGAACGGTACGAACACTCAGATTTATGCTGATAACCGTATCACCTTCCTGCGCTCCGCAACAGATGAGAAGATTGGCTGGATGCGCCATCACACTCCTTACGAGGCTACCGACCCCGTAGAAGGCCGTGTCTATCGCCCCGTCGGAAACGACAACGGACAGATGCTTATCAGCAACTACCGCGACAAGAACGGTCGCTATATGGAGTACACCGCCGAGTGGATTCCTCAGATTGCCGCTCCGAACAAGATGGTGAACCTCAACCTCACCACTCTGAACTCAGATTAAGGGTAAGGGCGAGAAATCGCCCTCCCTTCATTCATTCAATAATTAAATCCTTTCAGAAATGAAGAAGTTTATTTTTTGCGCAATGATGGCCGTACTCACAATGTCGGCCTATGCGAGCGACGTAGGTAGCGCAGCTCCCGAAGTCAAGTCAGAGACCCTTTTCAGTGCGCCCGATGTCACAGTCATGGAGGCTCCTTCTATGGAGTACGTGACCGTGAATGTGGTCAACACCGCCAGCGACATGGTGCTGGTTAGTGCCGTCGAGGTGAAGAGCGTCGCAGGTGTTCCTGCTCCCAAGCTGACCCCTGCATGGTTCACCAACGGCTTCGCATTTATCTATGATGCGGCAAAACTCGCGCCTCCCAATAGTATCAATGCAAGCTGGCGATTACGACACTACGGCAGTCCGAAGTTCAAACGACACTCTAAATTGAATTAGGAGCATGGCCGACTTGACCGTAAAAGCCGCACTACAGGCACAAGTACAATATCCGCTGCCTTCAAACTTCTTTTTGTCAGTAATGGTGAAAAGAGGTCTTGAAGACGGCGAATGTACTAAGGAGATAATGGAATCGCCTATGTTCAAGGGTGCAATGGCTGACTGCCTGCGGCAGATTATCCTGTACCCGTCGAGCATTTCCGAGGGCGGTATGTCAATCTCGAAGACCGATAAGGATTCCCTTCTGAGTATAGCCAACAAGCTGTATAAGGAGATAGGAGAAGAGCCTATCAACGAGAGACCAAAAATAACCTGTTTTTGATATGTTAGATTTCAGACCTCACAAACTCATCGTCAAGACCTTCACGGGTGGAGGATTGGACGAAAACGGCGTACCACAGCCCGACCGCGAAGAGACCGAAGAAGTGCCGTGCAGGATTGTTCCGAATGGCTCTTCCCAGCAAGTCCGCTTCGATGACGGCGTGGCGCACAACTATTCTTTCTCCATTTACCTCAACCAAGATTGCAGGACTTTCAAGGTTGGCGAGAAGGTGAAGCTCATCGGGCTTGATGGAGAGGTGGAGAATGACAAGGAGTTTGAGGTTATTGGATTCTTCCGTAACCAGTTGAACGCTCGCTTATGGGTATGAGTTTGCAGCATATAGACAGGGTGCTCACCCTGCTTGGAAAAGCTAACGCCGACATTGAAAATGCCGTCGCCGAAGCCTATGCCGAGGCTGGCGAGAATACCGTTAGCAAAATCCGAAGCGGTGAACTCAGCAACTGGAACGATAACACGGGCAATCTCCGTTCATCCATCGGCTATGTGGTGTGCCGCAAGGGTCAAATAATCAAGTCGTCGGACTTTGGCACAGTGCTCAATGGTGCCGAGGGGTCAGAGAAAGGCCGCAATTTGAGCAGGAGGCTGGCCGCAGAATATGCGCGTTATGATTTCGCCCTCATCATCGTAGCAGGCGAGGAATACGCGGTATATGTGGAGGCGGTCGATGGCAGGGTAGTCCTTGCTGGAGGCCAGCTTTATGTTGAGAAGAGTATCACACGAATTTTGCAGGACAAAATCAACAGCGTATTGAAGAAGTATGAAAAATGACGTGGAAGTAAGGCAAGACGTTTTCGCCGTCGTTATGCAGTCCGAAATCAAGGATGCCATCGGTGGCGAAGTACGATATATTCCCCGAAAGGCTGGGTCAAAGGCCGAAGACTGCATCATCTCCGTGCTTGACAGCGACAATGCGCAGATTCAAGACTGCATCGTGAATGTGAATATCTATGTTCCCAACATCACCAGCGGCGGCGAATCGGTTGAGAATATCGACCGAACAAAACCGCTTGCGAAGATTTGCGAAAACGCTCTGAAATCGAAGTTTGGCGACGGCTTTCATCTCTTCCTCGAAAAGCAGCGCATCCTGCCTGTCAACGGGAAGAATGAATATGTGATAAATAATCGAATTAGGTACAAATTTAACAACGAATAACTATGGCAGAAACAAAGGTACTCGGTTGGGGCAAGTGCTCCGCTGGAGGTTTTAACGACATTGTAGAGAACTCTTGCCAGTTGTCCGTCGAAGAGGGACAGGAGCAGGAGGCAACCATCGAAGGAGGCTCTGCTGAAGGCCGCAAGAAGGCTCCCGATAAGTACACTCTGACCTTCAATCGCCGCATCGGTGACGCATCGGAGGCCGCAGTGGGCTTTACGGAAGAGGTTGATAACGTCGTGGTAGTGCCCGAAAATGCTGGTGCTATCGGGTGTACCCTCATCAAACCCTCCAAGCACGTTGCCGTTAAGTTCGATTCCACTGATGGTTTGGTGGCTGTTTACACCTTCAAGACCAAGGGAACAACGGACGCAAGCGGCAAGCTCACGGACATCACGTTCCAAGCAAAGGGCGCACAGGCCGGAGGCTAATTGCACCATCTCCCGTCGGCGAAAGCCGACATCTCGGATAGCTCAGTGGGTAGAGCACTCGCGCACCTCCTATCTTTTGCGAGGGGTCGCTGGTTCAAGTCCAGCTCCGAGAGCAAAATTTTGATGTTATGACCGATATTGAGTACACACTTGCAGATGTTATCATCGAGCGGCCACAGGATTTCAAGGTAGGCCGAAAGAGCTTCAAACTTTACCCCGTCACACTGGCCAAGATGTTTCTCCTTAAACGGCAGGTTGACGGGCTTGAACTCAATACGGATATACTAAAAGTAAACCCATATTTGGAGGCCATAAGGCTTGCCAAGGAGAAAAGAGAGGTATGCTGCCATATTCTCGCATACCACACCGCACCGAACTCATACAAGGAGCTTTTCAACACAATGGCCATCACCACCCGAAAGAATTATTTTGTCAAGAATCTATCGGATGAAGATGTCGCCTCCTTGATGATTATGGTGCTCACGGCAGATAAGACCGACGAAATAATCAAGCATCTCGGCCTCGACAAAGAGCGCGAGCGGATGGCCAAGGTGATGGAGCTGAAGCGAAAGAATGACAAGAACAGCATCAGCTTCAATGGTGTTTCCCTCTTCGGTACGTTCATTGGCCAGCTGAAGGAGATGGGATATTCCGACAATGAAATCCTGTATGAGAAGAGTTACGCCTTCCTTCGGTTGATGCTTGCCGATAAGGTGGTTTCTATCATCCTTACCGATGAAGAGCGGCAGAGCCTCTACGACGGCGACGGCGGCACACTCATGGACGCTAACGACCCAAATGCCACCGACAAGATACGCGACTACTTCGCACAAAAAGGAATTTCGATTGAATAAAACGACATACAATGGATAATTTGCATATACCCATAACTGGAGATAACAAAAACTTCCTCAACGCTCTCAACGGCGCGAGGGAAGGAGTGAGAAGCACGGCGCGAGACATCGAGCAGAGCGGATTGAGCATCGAACAAATGTTCAATCGCATACAACGTGCCGCAGCTCTCTCCCTTGCCGGATTCTCTACAAAAGAGTTTATTCAGAAAGTTGTGCAGGTTCGCGGCGAGTTCCAGCAGTTAGAGGTGGCCTTCACCACTATGTTAGGAAGTGCCGAGAAAGCTAACGCCCTCATGCAGCAGCTCACAAAAACCGCTGCCGTAACCCCGTTTGACCTTCAAGGAGTGACGCAGGGCGCAAAACAGCTCTTGGCATACGGCATTGAGGCCGAAAAGGTGAATGATACACTGGTTCACCTTGGCGACATTGCCGCTGGCCTCTCTCTCCCGTTGAATGATTTGGTTTACCTCTACGGCACCACTATGACGCAGGGCAGAATGTTCACACAAGACCTTCGTCAGTTCATGGGTCGCGGTATTCCTATTGCCGAAGAGCTTGCAAAGCAATTCGGTGTCACTAAGGATAAGGTCGGCGAGCTTGTGACCGCTGGCAAGGTCGGAGCTGAAGAGTTCAACAAGGCCATTATGTCGATGTCATCCGAGGGCGGCAAGTTCGCTGGCCTCATGGAAGCTCAGTCGAAGACCATCACTGGCCAAATCTCGAACATCGAAGATGCCATTGATTCCATGCTCAACAACATCGGTCAGCAGTCCGAGGGTATCATCAACGGTTCTTTGTCGGTTGTCGCCTCCTTGGTCGAGAACTATGAGAAGGTCGGCGAGGTTATCCTTGGCGTGATTGCCACCTATGGAGTGTATAAGGCTGCTGTGATGACCGTCACAGCATTGCAAGCCCTCCAAACGGCTGGTGTCGGTGCGCTCACAGCCGCCGAGACTATTCACTACGGCTGGCTGGTGCTCGTTCAGAAGGCGCAAGCCCTCCTTAACG